ATATATTGTTTTAGTTAATCCACTTAGCACTGGCTTTTTTAGATTAAATGAATGCTCGAAAATAGCATTATACACCTCTAATTGATTTATGTCAGGTAGTTCTTTTATAGCTTCGTAGAAACTTCTATAAAATATTGTTGAATCTCTTTTTTCCATTATTTTTTATGTTTATTATCTATTATCATTGGAGTTGTATTTATCCATTTTATTGAATGGTGTATTCGTGGGTTGTTGCTATTCATCATTGACACTTTAACGCTACTCGGTTGCATCATTGTAGTTGTAAATGCTTTACAATACGTTCCAAACCTTTGATACATATCGGTAATTCCACTTGTTTGGCTTTGTGTATCTTTTTGGTCAAGTTGCAAATTTGTAAATGTAAAAAACACATCACCCCTACTTCCAAGTGTGGTATAAGTATTAACATCTTCATTCATTGAGCCAACAAATTGAAATTCTCTTTCGGTGCTACAAAAAAAGCTATTCATACATTTACGCTTTAATTTTATTCCGCTAAATCCTCCAATATGGTCACCACCTTGCCCAAATGCAATGGATTTAATCTCTACGCTTTTATAGAAGTTTAGCATAATCTTAAACACTTTATCCATATTGGTTATTTTTCTTGCTCCAATATCGTATCTGTAACCAAAGTAGTAATAATCATCATCTAATTGGACAAAGTAAGTAATACCTATTTCTTTCGCAATCTTAAAACAAGCGTTTCTGGCGTGTGTTATTGTTCGTCTTTCATCAAAATTATTACCCTCATCTACTTCATTTGCCATTGCTTTTTTATCAAATATTTTTACGTTTTCAATTCCGTAATTCTTTTGATATTTCTCAATAGTTTTATCTTCATTATCTACAATTAAATAAATTTTGCCTGTATATCCACATTTTTTTAATGTGCTTAATGTTTTTACATTATCAGGCCTTCCGTGTGTTAGTATAAATACTGCAAAATCTTTATTCTCCATATTCTTCTAAGTATTGAGTTCTTATTTCATCGCATAATTTTACATAACCTAATTGAATTGCTTTTTCAAAATCAATTATTACAAGAGCAGAGCGTTCCATTAAATTTTGCATTTCGGGTGTAGCGTGTGCATAGTAATCAGCTACTTTTTCATAGTTAAAAACATTGTGCCTTCTTGCTGCATCCATTAAAAAGTTTTTTTCATCAATAGGCAAATTAGAACTATCTATTTCACGCAATAACCTTCGCGTTTTTTCTTTGTCCACTAATTCTAAAATATGCGGTTTTGCATTTTTAGGTTCATAAATTGGTGCTTCAATTTTAGTTGAATACTTTGATTCGCTTTGGTTTGATTCCTCAATACCAAACATATTAAATTGTTTCATTATGTCTATAAAAAGCAAATCCTCTTGCAGAGTAGTGGAAGGTACATCTGCAAAAGGATTGCTATTTTGTTATTTATTTTAGTCGCTTCCACACAACTATTTACTCTAAAATTTAATTCCGTAACAACTCTATTGTTGTTTTGTGGCGCAATATACAAATAGTATTTAGATTGCAAAACTTTTTTTAGAATTGTGCTTCACTTTTCCAAACTACTTTGCCATTACCTAAATAGATTTTAGCTTGTTTATTTTGCCTCTCGTCTTTAGTTTGGTTGTGGCTTATAGATACATCGTTACCATACTGGTCTTTTGTATCTTTAACCTCTAAAAGTAGGTTTAGAAATTTCTTTCCTTTTTCCGTTGTTACAATTTTGGACTCATCTATTTTGTCCATTGCGATTGATACGCTAATAATTTGCATAATTTTATTTTGTTAGTTTATAATATATTTTGTCTTTAACTCTTATGATATTCTCGGATGCATTGAAAATATTACTTGCCTCTTTTAATGGTCTATATTTAGCACCCCATATTTGACTATAAAAAAATTCGACTTCATCAACAACTGGAGCGCATACTAATTTTTCCACTAATTTTTGCTTCTCAGGTTCGTATTTGTCAATGGCTTGTAAAATGTTATCAATGCTTTCCTCATTACGTTTAAACTCAAATATCTTATGCCTGTCTTCTAATGGCATTGGGTATTCTTCCCAACTCTCATCACTTCCCCATTCCTCTTTTTTAGTGAGAAAAAAACAGAGTAATCCAACATCAACTTTTCCAGCTAACATTTGCATTTGTACCTGCAAAAAATACTTTGTTGGCACTTTTTCGATTTGAGAAAGATAACTATCAATGTGTGCTGGGCATTTAATGTCCCCAACAAAATTATCAGTTAAGATAAAGTCGGGACTTGCACCACATCGTTCATCAATAGGTATGTAATTATCAAACCAAATAGCATCGTTGTATATTGGTTTTATACATTGCTGAAATGCTGGCATCTGATTAGTAACGCCATGTAACATGTCTGTAGTTTGGATGTCTTTTTTTATACCAACCATTGACATTGCTAACTCTAAAACATACGATTGAGCAGTTTTTCCTGTTCCTTGCGCAAGTAGTTCCGAAATCCTACTTGCGCTAAATCTTCCTGTGCGATTATTTACTTCCATTTAGTTCTGCTTTACGTTTAGTGAATAATGCTTTAATTACTGCGTTCTCAGGTTTTACTTGGTTGAAATAAGAAAGCAATTCCGCTTCGGTTGTCATTAATTTTAATTGCTCGGTAATTAGCAATAATTCTTTGCTGTTTACCTGCGGTTGTGACTTTGGCTCTTGTGGCTTTTGGCTGTCGGCATCCGCTTCGGTTTCATCAATTAGAAACAAACCATTTAATGCATACTTGCGTGAGTAGCTTGATGCTGTGCCTGTGGTCTGTTCGGCACTCATACCTTTGTGTTCCGATGTTTCCGCAAAGCCTGTAACACTTATTGTTTTGCTACCGATAATCAATGTCGCGGTTGCCTTACAAAAGATTTTGCTACCTATTGCAACAATGTCATCACTTAGGTAAAGTGTAGCATTATGCCTTAATAGCACTGGTTTTACATTCTCAAGTATGTCTTCTGCGGAACGATACTTGTAGTTACCAAATTTGTTTACATTGCCCTTTGGCACTTTTAATTCGTTTTGAATTTTTACTAAATTCTCCATGTTTGTAATTATTTGTTTGCCCTCTAAATGCTTTAGGCGTTGCATATTTTTTATGTATGAACATATTGCGTTATCGTTTAATCCTTGCTTATAAATATAAAGCAAATAATCTTTTGGCACATCACCAATTTTTGAACCTTTATATTTGCCATAAGGGACAATGTAGTCATCCGTTATTGGCGCATCGGTTAAGACATCAAATGGTGTTGCATCTTTATGCTTTTTATTTATTAAGTATTTCATCCATTTTGATGTTAGAAATAGCTATACCATTATTCATTCTTTGGTCTATAATTGCAGAAAGTAATGTCATTTGGTTACTAATGTCTAAATTTATTAGTTGTTCTTGTGCTAACTTTAGCAGTGTATTTGACTGCTCTAATGCTTTAATAGCTTCTTCGTTTATTGTCATGTTATTTATTTATTAGGTCACAAAGATATAAAAAGAAACGAATAAAAAAAACTATTTTATAATTTTAATGAAAATTTAATGAAATAAATCTTTATTGAAATATTATTTGCAGGTTTATTTTATTTATTGTACTATTGCAAAAAAATAATTATGGGCAGAAAATCAATACATAAAGACGAAAAAAGAGTACCTCACTCATTCTACGCAACAAGAAATCAGTTAAAGTTGATAGGTAGCGGAAACGCTAAAGAAGGTTGGCGCATTTTGAAGGCCGAACACGAAAAAAATATTGTTAGATTGGTAAAAACTGAAGGAGATGAGTAAAACTAAAATATCAAACTACAACCACTACTACCATCGCAAACGTGAGGATGGATTTCGTTTTATCAGAGAAATGATGGAGCAAAGAATAAAGAGTTACCACGCTTATGCAAAGAAACATAAGTTAAATTTGAACTACGTTGCCAGTGCGATTATTTTTGCTAATCATTTTGAGGTGTTGCCAAATGTGGAAAGAATAACTATTCTGCAACCTAAAGAATTGCCAAATTATGACAACTCTATTTGGGCAGTAACGCTAACAAGTGAACCTGAATGGATGGCAGATTTTGAGTTAGATGTGTTAGCTTTGCGCCCTACAACTGATGAGAAAGCGTATAATTATATGAAGGATAAAATATGAAAGCAGAAAACATTTACCACATAATCACAGCTACTGCGTTAGTAATTGCTTTAGGATTGTTAATTAAACCGATATGCAATGAGCCTAAACTACCTATACCTCCACGCGATAGTATTATTACTATCATAAATGAGAAAACAAAGTATGATAGCATACTTGTTGACCATTGGCATAAGGCTATTCATACTACTGATAGTGTAATAAAGTTGGTGTACTTTTCCGCACCCGATACTTGCCATCTATACATCAATGAAATAGTTGTTGCCTACCAAAATGAACGCGATAGTGTTAGTAAAGTAGTAAGTAATAAAGACAGCATAATTGTGCAATATAATGCACTATCTAAAGTTGATAGTACAAGTATATCAAATTTGCAAAATGATACAACCACGCTAAGAAAACAACTAAATAAAAAGCGTTATGGATTTGCTATTGGTTATGCTTTAGGATTAGGAACATCAATATTAATAAATTCAATAAAATAAATATGAGCAAAGTGTTAAAATACAAAGGAACTATTGAGCCATTGCGTACATCTAAATCATTTTGGATGGTAGTCGTTGAAAATGGATATACCAACCCATCAAAAAAGCACGAAACCTATCAAGAAGCATTTGAGGAATGTAGCAGGTTATCAAAGAAAGAAAATAAAACAGCGTATGTCTTAAAGGCTGAAACACAAATTGAGCAAATTAGTAACGTAATCCAATTAAAATAAAATGACACCAGCAACAAAAAGAATTGCCAAATACTACCTTATTTTAAGAGGTATAGAATTAAACACAAAGACATTTGAGCCTAACTTTTCGCCTTTAGAAATACGCGCTATTGAATGCGCTATTGCGGAGGTGGAGGAAATCATTGAAGAGTTGATACACTATGATGATACTGGCAGAAGGATTGAGCGTTTATACGAAGAATTAGGAACTTTAAAACAAATGATATAAAATGTAGCTGTTAGGCATTGATTTGCACACTTAATGGCTGTTTTCGCCCTCATTCGTGGGGGCTTTTTTGTTGCCATTTTTTAACTCTACCAAATCCTTTAATAATTCGGGAATAGTTACAAGCCCTAAGCAAATACACGCAAAGGTAAGCCATACAATGACCATCTCAAATACGTTTGCCGGTATAGTAAATTTATACGTTATGTAGGAAGATATCACCACAATCGCCCAAAATGCTGATAATTTGCGACTACTTGCACCACTATCGTTGATTTTAAAACTATTCCAAATGTCGTTTATTTTACTCATATTACTGGATATTCAATGTTATCTTGTTTAAATTTTGGTAACGATTGCATTTGCTTTATAGTTTTGCCAAATGTCTTTTGAACATGCGGAAACTCCCTAAATGTTTTCCAAGTACCTGCCCATTCCCAACCATACATTTGAAAAATATGAATAGCCTCCATTAAATCAGCAACACCATCATTATCATAATCTTTGCTAAAATCCCAAGATGCAGTAACTCCATTTAAAATCAAACAAATGTCTATTGCGCAACCAAAATTGTGATAGCTTTCGTTTGCCCTTGCCATCGTAACTATTGGTTTAGTTTTATCCGTTCTACCTTGCGCAAATAAAGCGTTTTGTTCAGCACTTGTACGATAAGTTGATGTAAACCTACAAACAACTCCTTTGCCTACTAAATTCTTACATATTTCATCATAAATTTGCGTTACTTCTTCGCGTAACTTAGGATGCAATGTTTGTATTCTTTTTTGTGTTGCTGTGTCCATATTAATTATTTTTTGTATGCTAAATACACGCTTATAAATCCACAAATAATGCTTCCAATTGCTATTGCTTCGTGATACTGCCCACCCTTGATGATGGCAGCTAAAGCAAATGTTGTCCACATTAACGTGGCAATTAATATTTTGGGTTGTTGTGGTGTCATTGGTGATTTTGTTTTGCAAATA